AAAACCCCACCCTTTACTAACTATGAGGAAAGTAAAATTTTATTATGATGTAGTTAAATCAGCGATTTTACCATTAGCTGCTTCATTTTTAGCAACTAAAGTGTATTCAACTAGTAATTGCTTCTTCTCAGCATCACCAGTTTTCGCTAAGTCTTGTACACCGAAAGGTCTTAGATATGCAACTTCCCACATTTCTGTGTCAACTACAAGTGCAGTTCTTCCTGAACTTCTTAAGATCCTGTCAGCTACTACTCTAACTTCACCGAAGTCAGAAACATAAACATCAATAGTAGCCACTAGACTTCTATCTTCTGCCATGTCCATACGAGTAGAGTTACCAGTAAAGCCTGATACTTTTTGTTTGTTGAATGAACCAACTAACAATAGGTCAGGATTACCACCTTGGTCATAACATGCTTTTAAGTTTGATTTTAAAAGTGCTTCAGTTAAAACTCTTTGAGTTCCATCTGTAACTGCACCAGCTCCGTTAGTAGAACCACCTGAACCATGAAGTTCATTAGTGTTACACCAAGACTCATATGCTCTTGAAGCACGACCTGTGCCTGAAGAACCTGCTGCTGCTGCTTGTTTACCAGTCATGTCTAGTTCCATGTCTCTTTTAAGTTCCTTACCAGCTTTAGCTATTTGATAAGCCATCTCTGAAGAAACACCAGCTTTGTTAACAACTTCTTGAGTACCAGTAACTACTACAGGTTTTGTAGAAATCTGTGTGTAGTTTAATAGTCTTGAAGTAGCTACTAAAGCTCTGCTTGGAGAGTCATCACCCTCAATTACTAGGTTAGCTGCTGCTGCTGCTAAACTATCTGTTTGCCATTCATGCTTTGTGCCACTAGCTGAACCAGTACCAATGCTAGACATAAATGGAGTTTCTGTTGGTGAGATGTTATAAATAACATTCGCCAAGTCTTCTCTCTTATTGTTACTATCAAAAGTTTCATAAGAGTTAGTATAAATTGCCATTTTTGATTACCTATATTAAAAAAGTTTTGTATTAAGCTAAGAGTTCATTAGGCTTTCAATAACGCTTTTAGCATCATTTACATGCCCAGTCTTCCTTAACCTTGCTCTTTGTGCCTTAACTTTATCACTAGATATTTCACCTTTTGTTGCTGGAGAACCAGGTTTTTGAACTTTAGGTACAACTTTAGTTTTCTTATTAGAAATCTTAGCTGCTAAAAGATTTTCATACAACATGGCTTTATGTAGAACATCTACAGACCTTGCATCAATTAAGCTGTTAACTTCCTGTTCGGTAAATCCTTTTTTGACTGCAAAGGTTTTAATTGATTGTTTCAATTTAGGACCTTTGTCAGGATCAACCCATTCAGGGAGTTTTTCTGCCATAAGTTGTTGCTGTCTAACAAGTTCTTCTTGCCATTTAGCTTCATGCTCTTGTTGTTGTTTGTATTGAAGATTCTTTTGTTCTTCTTCAACCATTCTTTTATTATCTTGAAGTTCTCTATATTGATCTCTTTTCAACATATATTCGGTTGGATCTTCTTCCTTGAGTCTTGTCCAATCAGTTTTTGCAAGTTCTTCTATTTTAGAATCTGCCTGAATGTTAAATTGTTCAAGTTGTGATAAGTAACGCTGTCTTTCTTGTTGAGTCGCAGCTAATTCTTCATCAGCTTTTTTGCGTTGCTCTGCCAATACTTGACTTTTTCTTGTGTAATCAGCTTGTCTACTGTAACCTGCTTGAAGTTCATCAAGAGTAACCTCTACATCTTTACCATCTACTTTGATGGTGTATGTGCCAGGTGTCTGACTTTCTTCTGCTTGGTTTTGGTCTACTAAGTCTTCGGCAGTTAACCCATCAGGATTATCTGCTTCAACTTCAACTGATTCGGACTCCATGTCCTGTGCAGAAACTTCTTCCGTTGTTTCTGTTTCTTCTTGGTCTTCTGTGCTTTGCTCCTCGCTTGGAGTGCTCATCATACCTTGAAGTGCTGCTTGTGCTGATCTTACATCAGTTACAGGCACACCACCATTAGTGGATTCTGTTACAGGGATATCATCTTTTGCCATGATTATTTACCTCCCTTTAATTCGTTTTCAACTATCTTTCCATTTTCCATAGTATTAACAAGAACATTTTGAGCTGTTAAGACTCCTCTTAATGAAAAATATAGAGATTCTCTTTTACTAGCTTCCTCTATATCAGTTCTTATCCATTGCTGAAAAATATCATTTTGGATAACTTCATAAGATTTTATCAAGAGAGGGTCTGTTAACAACCTCTCAGCATCTTGTCCTTCTTTTATTGCACTATCTTTATCTGCCATTGTCTGCTCCTATTTGGTTGATTCTATCCACTACATAAGTGGTTATAGTTTTTCTCCCAGCGAGATACCCATGAATATCATTCTTAGAGATTGATGTTTTCAAGTGTAACTCATTTACTGAAATGCGATATTTCAACATAAGTTGTTGTAATTCTGTATTTGTAAGTTCTGATTTTTCAGTTAATCTAGCCAATTATTTTTTTCTTCTTTTCCTAAAGGTTGAAACATTTGTTGGTTTTCCACCAACTCCTTGTGCTTTTGCTCTTTTACGAGAAACAGCAGATAATTTTTGTGCTTTTGTCATTCTTGCTGCTTTAGAAGCAGGAACACATTTAGGATAAGCTCGTCCTGAACCTTTGGATCTTCCACATTTTTGAAACTTTCCTTTTTTCTTAGGAGCTCCAATATCAACCCAGTTTTCTTTAAACCATTTGGTAAGGCCATTAGCCACGCTTATAACCTCCACCTCTTTTTTTATATTCTCTTACAAGCCAAGCATTAGCATAAGCAGAAGGATAAACCTTAAACTTTTTTTTAGCTGCTGACTTTACTCTTGAATATAAAGCAGGGTTAGTGGGTATATTACGACTTTTTGCCATTCATTCTATCTCTTTTAAAAACACCTTTTTCAATACCTCTACCTTTTAAGATATCTGCATAAGTTACTTTTCCATCTTTGTTTAAATCAGGAAACTTTTTTTTATTTTTAACTTTTTTCATTTTCCTACCTTCTTCATTGCTAATGTGTGTGCTTGTGTAAAGGTTTTACCCTTATTCATCTCCTTACGCATAAAAGCCATATGTTTTGCAGTATGATGTTTTTTATGTTTTGCAAGAGTTGCTCTTTGTAGTTTAGTTAACATTTACCTTTTTTCTTTTTGCCTTTTTTTGGTTTTTTCATTCCGTACATTATAATAACCTCAATAAGTTTGTGAATTTGTCTGTTGCTAATACAAAAATAACTATAGCTCCATAAGCTATATACTTAAATCTAAAGACTTCTATTTTTACATCTCTCATATCTTTTTCAATATGTTGTAGATGGTTATTTTTAATATCATAGATATCTTTTTTAATAAGTTCTATTTCTGTATTTAACTCGTTTAAATCTTTCATGCTAGTGGCAACTTCTTTCTTTTAGGGTAAGTATTTAAAGCTATTGCTACCGATTGTTTTTGTGGCTTACCTTCTTTTTTTAACATCTTAATCTTCTTAGAAACTAATTTGTTTCTCTCAATTCTTCCATGACCTGAGTATTTAGGGTATGCCATTAGCTTGGGCCTATTCCAACAGGTCTATTTTGCACAGCTTCTAGTGCAAGTTCTTGTTCGTTTAAGTCAAGTTGTGATTTCTTAATTGCTAGTTCTTGTTGCTTGAGAGCAAGATTGATTGCTGCTTCTTCTTGTTTTAATTTAAGTTCTTGTGCTTTTAACTGCGTATCGATCTCTAACTCTTGAGCTTGTAATTGTAATTTTTGTAACTCAACTTGTGCTTTTCTTTGTTCAACCTTCTCCTCTAAAGTAGGTTCAGGTGGTGGTTTTGGTGGCATCATAGCTGGGTTAGATATAAACTGATCTGAGTTTTTATATCCTGATTGAGCTATAAATTCACTTACTGCATTGTATATGTTTTGTGGTGTAACGAGTGATCCCATTCCACCATTTTGTATTAGACCTTGTATTATCTGCATAATAGAACCCATAGTCTGAGTTTTACTTTGCTGAGAACCTGACCCAACACCTACATTAACAGTACAATTTAGTTTTTCTTTCCAACGAGATACATCTATAGGTACAAATTTACCATTAAGATAAGCTATCTTTTGCCTATCTTCGTATCTTTGTACTAGTGAATAGATGTTTCTGAATAAATCTTTAATACCTGTTTCTGCAAATATACGAGCAATTAACTCAATTCTTTGCATAGCAGACTCAGTTGCTGCTGATATAGCTCCTGAAGTTACATGAGATGTTAATACATCAGGGTTTAATCCTTGCGACATTTTAGATACACCACTTCTTTCTTCTCTAATGCCATCTAGGTATTGTACCATTTGGAAAGCATAAGGTTGTATTTGTGGGGTAGGTAAAGCTGTAACAGCTCCTGGTGCTCTCATTCTAACGATCCCACCTGGCTTAGAAGATAATAAATCATCTAGCTCAACTTGACCTGCTAATACTGCATATCTAGCATTGTTAGTTAAATACATGTTATCAAGAAGATTTCTCATGATAGTCGATTTAATAAGCTGTATGTCTTGGACTGTATCAGCAATACTCATGCCATGAAACTTATGGGGTATTGGTAATGGACAAATAGTTGAGAAAGGTATTGAGTCAATCTCCTCATTATCCAGTATTATATTACCACCTTTAGTAATCTTTCTTAACTCTGCTATACCATCGCCATCGTAGTCAAGATGTATATAACATTCCTCTAACCAAACTTTTCTTGAAGGCCCACTACCCTCATCTGCTGGTAGAGAATCATCATCAAAGCTAAATCTTGCTATTCTTTCCTCGTTTAACTCAGCATTTGACTGTGTATAACTAGGTAATTCTTCAACTAATGACTTAGGATATCCTTCTAAAATTAAATCAGATACTGTTTTTTTAACTCTATGACAGACAAAACTAGCATCTTCTACTGAAGTTGCCCTTCTTGATATTAAAAATTCTTCAGGTGGTACAGCTACTACCTTGACTTGTCCATCTACTTTAGTTCTTTTTACTTTAACATCGTGTTCAACAATAGCTGGAGATATCAAAGTACCAAAATCATCGACTTGTTGTTTTTGTATAATAGTTTCTGTGTGTTCTACAACTTCAAGATCATCATTTGCTAGGATTGATTGATACTCAATCTCAGTTAGGTTCTCGTATGTTTCGTGAGATACCTCTTTTTTTTCTTCCCAAAAATGCTTAATGACTCCTGTCTTACTTATTAACGCATCTTTAAAGGCATCGTACAAGACCTTAAAGCCGTTATTTTGCTTGTTAAAGACATAGTTGACATAGTCGGTAGCTTGTTGTGCCATTTCGACATCTTCAGGGCCTTGTGGCTCGAACTCAGCGACATTGTTATGGGTTGTAAAGATACGCATAAGGCTTGGCATAATGTATTCGATAGTATCTCTTACATCAGTTGTAACAATCTCAGAACGACCTTCTATCTCGTTACCAAAAGGTTCTCCGAGATAATACTTCATAGCATCTTCTCTTTGTTCTGAAAGCTCAGTATTAAAGTCGCCTGAAGCAGACTCTAT